TTCACCAATTGTAAAGATTTTACCCTCAACATACAAGTCACGAATTACATCTTCTTCTGTTTGTTGTACTTGGTGTGTGATAAATGATTCACGAATACCCATGTGATTACGAACATCTTTGAATAAAGACATTCCTTGATTGAAACCTTTTGGTAGTCCTGCCTCAAAACCTTCTTTCTTCAGTTTACCTCTTGCATCATATTCGTTTTTGTATCTATTTTCAGATGCTGCGGCTCTCATCTTAGATGCAGACATTCCTGTAACACCATCAGAATCAGCATCTCTTTCACCAGCAGATACAACCTTGATATCATCAAAACCATAATATCCATGTCTTGCTTCAACACCATTATATGTGTTCAGTAGGTTTTCAAATTCTGATACTCTATCAGAACCAACAACCATTACGATTGCCTTGTGTCCTTTATTATGCAATGAGACTGCAATCTCAAATACATTTCGTGCCTTGTCTACAACAATGTTCCTTGCGTGTTTCGGGAACATCTTTTTCATGTATGCAACTTTTTTACTATACGGCAGTGGGTCTTTCTTTACGTTTTCTGAATGAGATGCATAGATATAATAAGGAGCGCCGACATTCTTTTTCGCCTGTCCAGCAACCGCCTCCATCAACTTTTCGTGTCCTGTTGTTGGTGGATTAAATCTACCAAAGGTGAATACAGCAGTATCACCTCTTGCTTCTCTTATATCTGAAAACTTCCTCATTTATCCCATGCCTTTATTGCAGTAAAGTTGTTGAAACTAAATTCCATTCTGTCTACCAGTTTGACTGCACCACCCGAAACTCTATCAATTGCAACATATCCTTCTGGGTTCACTGCCTTGAATCCGTTGCTGGTTTTAATAAAAGTTCCAATGCTCTTAACAGTATTTAGTTTACTTACAATCCCCATTTTTGCATCGACAATGTGTCCTTGAAATTCAGTAATGTTTGCAAGATTAGACGTATGTTTTTTTAGTTCTCTTATTGTTTCTTTCTTCTTAACCTCTAACGCCTCTTTATTCTTTGGCGTTTTGAGTTTATCAATCTGTTTATCGAATACACTCTCTACCCAAGGTAAATAACCCTTAGCGTGTGCTGTTGGATTACTAACTTTTTGTCCTTGACGAACCTTACTATTATTATAAGTTTTCAATGACGCACCAGCAAGATTGCCAGTAAATGCGTTCTGCATTGAAAGAAACTTTGTAAGTAGGGGAGAATTGATTTTTCTAAATGTAGTACCAGCAGCAGACAATGATGAAGTAACTTTTTCTGTCTCTGTTGCAGTCATTGTTGCAGAACCAGATACATCTTTGTAAGTTGCATCATCCATCCAGACTGAAGCAGGATTATTCATTTTACTGATATTTGCACCAAACGATGCCTTCATATCTTGAAGTGTTTTACCTGTGTAAGTTGTATGCCAGACAACACCAATCTTAGCAGCGGCGATCTTCTTACCCAAGTCTGAGTTTACATCGACTGCATATACGATTGTGTTTGGTTGAAATGTATGGTAGGATTTACCGTCAATAGTTTCTTTGGATACATCGTCTGTGAACATCAAGTCGCCTTGAAGAACACCTGTGATACCCAACTTAGAAAACTCTGCAAGGGCAATCTTAAACTTAGAATTCAATGCACCAGATAATCCGTCTGCATCAATCTCTGCGTTTGATTTGTAAAGTTTTGGTTCTATATTGAATACTGATTTCTTTGCAACAAAGAACCGTCCATCTTCTGGATCAATTCCAGCAAAGATTGCAGGCGCACCATCCCACTTAACGGTCATATTTACAGAGGAACGATTTGCACCCGCTAACATATCACGCAAAGACCGTACAAAATTGATAGAACCACGTGCTCCATCAATTCCGAAATTAAGAATTTCGTCCTCTATATGTTCTAGGTGTAGATTCTTCCCACCCTTATCTTCGGCGAGGAAGTTTGAAAAGTTTAACATTTACACAATATCCATTCATACAAATAATTACATATCTATTTATAATAACAGAATTATTCACAAACGTCAAGTCTGTAACTTTTCAAGAATTTTGGTAGTGGTCTATCACCAAAAGGTTTAGTTTTATTGATTTGTTCTGAAAACAATTCTGCGTCAAGTTTTTCTTTGAATACTTGAACAATATCGTTAGTTGGGAACTCTACGACTTCCCATGTATTTTTGTTTTGATTTACAAAGTATTTAATGCTTTTATACTTTGATGTCCTCAAATTTCTCATAAGTCTTGCTCTTTCCAAGACCCACTCCGAAAGTCGTTTTATCAAATGCTGGTTCATCTTCCTGTCCGCTGTCAACGATATCATGCTGTGCTTCCTGTTCGCAATCGTATAGTTTCATTCTCGCCCTGTCGATGCCCACAACAAATCGTTTGTTGGTGCCAGGGTCATTATATCGGTTCTTCAATTGTTTCACCATAATCTGGTTTAGAGATTCTAGTTCCTCTGTCGAGATGAGGGCAAACATGAGGTCTGCCGTAGCAGGTAAACCAAAACTTTCTGATGTATCTTCCAAACCCACATCTGAATTGGCGTACCCACCTCTTGTCGTTTGTGTTGCCGACATAATTGGTACATTATTTTCAACTGCAAGGCCCCTAAGTTCCTCTGCAATCGCTTTGATATAAAAATACGATCCAACATTTGCATTCCCCTTAAATCGTGAAGATGAACATATGTTCAGATAGTCGATAAAGATAACATCTGGTCTAAATGATTTCTTTAGTGCCAGTTCCTTTAACAAACTTCTGAAATGTCCTGTATGTGCAGACGCAGTTGGATATTCCTTGATAATTAACTTTCCGTTGGTCTTTGTTTGTATCTTGGAGAGGCGATCTGTAAACATCTTTTTGGGCAACTCATGTAAGTCATCCATTGTGATATTCATAAGATTCGCATCAATTCTTTCTGCAATCCGTTCTTCTGCCATCTCCAAAGTTATATAAAGAACATTCTTACCTTGCATGAGGGTTGACGCTGCCATGTGACACATGAACAACGATTTACCAACACCAGTTCCAGCAAGGGCAATGTTCAAAGTTTTTTGTGGAATTCCACCCTTGGTAATCCTATTAAAGTAATCCAAGTCGAATTCTAGTTTTTCTTCTTTCTTGTGGTAGAACTCATATCTGTTCTCCCCATCTTCTACATAGTCATGTCCAACATTCTGGTCAAATGCAACTGCAAGTGCCTCAGATAATATGGATGGTATTGCTTCAGCGGTATGTTCTTTATCTTTCCCCTCAATAATCTGAATACCGTTTAGGATGGCATTGTAGACTGCCTTATCCTTACAAAACTTTTCTGTTGTGTCAACCAACCACTGCATATCAACCTGTGCATCAGATAGTGTTTCGACAATAGTTAGAATAGATTTGAACTCTTCATCTGTCAAATCTTTTCTATTATCAAGTTCAATAGAGAGCGCTTCTTTGGTAGGTTGATTACCATACTTCTCCATGAACTTGTTGATTTCTTCAAATACAACTCTTTCGTGACGATTAGAAAAATACTCTGGTTTGATAAAAGGCAGTACCTTTCTCGCATAGGGTTCATTATATACTAAGTTACTAAGTGTAGTTCGTTCAATCGTCTGTGTTGACATACTGTAGCGCATCCTCATTCATTTGTTTTTCAATTAATTCTTCTAATACTTTGCCGATGACTGAATAGAATTCATCATCAAACATTTCTTTTGGTAGTCCATTAGAGTCTAACACATTAAAGTCGAATTGTAAAGAGGCTTCTGTTTTTTCTTCGTTCTCTACAATTGCCACTTTGCCATATTCATAGACTACTCCTTGATATTTTCCTGCCTCTTCGGTCAATCCAATACCAGACCAAGTCTTGTCTTTGTTCTCTACGAATTTATACATAATGTAAATAACTTCCTATGATATACTTAGGTTTCTCAACTGGTTTCTTTCCAGCGTGTAAATGTGTCCACATTGGTGGGAACATTAACAACCTACCCGCTTCTGGTACAACCGCTTGGTCAAACTGAGGAAAAACGGTATGTCCTTGTCTGTTATGGTCAAGGTATAAAAAGAATACCAAGAACCTACGAGCAGAATCTATATTACCAACATCAACGTGATCTGAAAATTCATCTACATCATTAGGTAAATATCTCTTCATACGAAACTGTTCAAATGCATATTGTTGTGGAAACATCTTATCAGTAACATTACAGTCTTTCATGTATTTATCAATATACTCAACAAACCGATTCTGTAATGTTTGCCAAAATGGTTGCCATTCGATATGTTTCTGCAAAGTAATTTGTGTGAAAGAGCGATGTCCTTTTAAGACAATCTCTTCATGGTGTTCTGGTGATTCCTCAAACATAGCAATAAGTTGATTTGCAAAATCTTTGTCAATCACTCTATCGTATACTTTGATGAACTGATCCATTACGTTATAATCCCACCCTTTGGCGGTGTTGCAATGCCAGTTGTTTGTTGTGTCCAACCAGATGCAAGTTCTGAAGCAGTCTCAATCATATACATGACACTATTCTTTGAAAACTCAAAGTCACCCTTTGGTTCTACTCCTGTCATACAAATACCATTGACTAGTCCGATACCCTGTTGTGTTGCTTGTACCATTCGTGGTCTGTTTAGTACGATTGTCATCATCTCTTCTTTAACGAGTTTGCCGACAATTTCGGCGCCATTGGACATAACCAATGTCACCACTGTTCCTGTTTTCATAATTAATCCTTCCAACAATAAGTGGGCGTTGAATTATTCACATCAAAAATATTCTGATGTTTCATTAATGATCGGCGATAAGGTGTCCACTTTATACCTCTACCCCAACCAAGTTTGTCGATAAGTTCCTCTTTGGAAACCTTACCGCTATTCTTAATCCAAGATACAATCTCTTGAAATCTTTCACTAGTATAACTCATATGACTCTGCTTGTCAAGAAGTGAATCAATATAATCTGACATCTCATGCATCTTGTCTTTATATATTAGTGTCTCACGAATACAGTCAAGCGCTTGTTCTGCTCGTTTATTTCTGAACTCTGGGTCATCCAAATATGTATTCATCAATTTAAGAGCATCATTA